CTTTGCAAAATAGAAGAAGAGAACTGCTTTCTAATGTTGGTCAAGTGGAGGTTAGTATTACATAATGGCAATAACACATTCAGATTTTTTAACACAAGTAAGAAATTATACAGAAGTAAGTAGCACTGTACTATCAGACTCACAAGTACAAGAATTTATAAGAAATGTTGAATTAGATATTGCAGGTAAAGTTGATTACGATGATTTAAGAAAGTATGCTAATTCAAATTTCACTGCAGGAAACAGAGCTGTATCTTTACCATCAGATGCCTTAATTTTAAGATCTGTAGAATTTATTGATTCAAGTGGTAATAGAACTTTTTTAGAAAAAAGAGATACAAGTTTTATATCTGAATATAATGGCACAGGTGCACAAGGACAACCAAAGTATTATGCTAATTATAACGAATTTAATATTATAGTTGCGCCTACACCAGCTGCTGCAGATACAGTGCAAATAAATTACATAAAAGATCCACCTGAATTCACTTCAACTAATCAAACTTATCTAGCAAAATACCAAGAATCTATGTTGTTACATGGTGTGCTAGCAGAATGTTTTAGATTTTTAAAAGGCCCTATGGATATGTACAAGCTATATGAAAACAAGTACAATGAAGAAGTACAGAATTTTGCCCTACAACAAATGGGTAGAAGAAGACGAGCTGAGTATGACGATGGAGTTCCAAGAGTGAAAATTCCAAGTCCTACTCCAAACACAACTTATTAAGGAGGCCATTATGGCAATAACAACAAACGCAATATGTGATTCTTTCAAAAAAGAATTACTTCAAGCAAAACATGACTTTGATACATCTTCTGACACTTACAAGTTAGCGATGTACACAAGTTCTGCAACATTAGGTAAATCAACAGAAAACTATACAACTTCAAATGAAGTATCATCACCGGCTGGTTACACTGCTGGAGGTAAAGCTTTAGTAAATCAAGGTGTAAAAGTTTCATCATCTGTAGCTATTACAGACTTTGCTGATTTATCTTTTCAAAATGTTACTCTTACTGCAAGAGGAGCTTTAATCTACAATACAACAACTGATGGTGGATCAAGCACTACAGATGCTGTTGCTGTGTTAGATTTCGGTGGAGATAAAACTGCGACTGCAGGAACATTTACAATTCAGTTCCCTGCTTTCACAACATCTGCTGCGATCTTAAGATTAGCATAAGGATAAGAATGAATGTCAAATGCGTGGGGTGCACTAAGTTGGGGACAAGGTAGTTGGGCAGCACAAGGTGATGTCGGGCTTACTGTTTCTGGAATAAGTGCAACCTACAGCATTGGCAGTGTAACTGCTACAGGTATTATACAAGTAGGTTGGGGTGGAGACACCTGGGGTGAAAATGAGTGGGGAGATCTTTCAGGCTCACAACCAACCATAACAGGATCTCAAGCATCCTTTTCAATCGGAACACTTACATTAAGTGGAGATGCAAATGTAACTCCATCAGGAATACAAATTACTTCTACTGTTGGAGATGAAATCGCTGGTATTTCATTTTTAGCACAAGTCACAGGATTAGAAATTACTTCTTCGATGGGAGAAGAAATAATTGATATTGGTGTTCCTGTCACAGGATCTCAACTAGCATCAAGCATAGGTACAGCTACAGTTGATGAATCAATATTAACTGGAGAAGGTTGGGGTAGAGGTTCATGGGGTGAATTTGCATGGGGTGTAAACTATTCTGTACTAGCTACAGGACAATCTTTATCATCATCTATAGGTAGTGAAACAGCATTTACAGATGTAAATGTTTCTGTAACAGGATCACAAATAAGTTCAACTTTTGGAACTTTCTCAATACAGATCGACCAAGATATTACTGTCTTTGCTTCAGAAGATCAGTTAGATTTTACTATTGGTTCATTGTCTTTTGTTGGTGATGCAAATGTTTCAGTAACAGGTATTCAATTAACAAGTACAATTGGAAATGCTGCTTCTGGACTATTTTTAGATGTTCCTGTAACAGGAGTTCAGTTAACTTCAACACAAGGAAGTATTTCATTAGTACAGTCAACTAATGAGCCAGTTACAGGTCAACAAGGAACTTTATCTTTAGGCAACCCTAGTGAAGTTCCAGCTCAAATTGTAGGTGTTTCAGGAATATCAATGACATCGTCTTTAGGTGAGGAAGGTATAACTGCAGATGGTTTAGTTATTCCAACAGGGCAGTCATTGACTTCAAGTGTTGGTAGCGTTAATATTACTGCGTGGAATGAGGTAAATTTAGGAGTATCAAATACATGGACGGTGGTTGATTTGGCCGCCTGATTAATGTAAAATATAAAATTATTAAGGAGAATTTTTTATGGCATCAACTTATTCAAGTGATCTAAAATTAGAACTCATGGCTACTGGTGAAAATGCCGGTACTTGGGGTGATAAAACAAATACAAATTTAAATTTAGTTCAACAAGCGATAGCTGGTTTTGAACAAATTACACTTAGTTCAGGAAGCACTGTTGCACTTGTTATGTCTGATGGTGCAATATCAAATGCTAGAAACCTTGTAATAAAATTTGCAACTGCAACTATTGCTGCGAGCACAATTTGTACTATACCAGATTCAATTGAAAAGTTTTATATTTTTGATTGTTCAGGATTAACAAATCCATCAAACCTAACAATTAAAACAGCTTCAGGAACTGGGTTTAGTCCTGACGCTGCGAAAATTTATGCTGCTTATTCAGATGGTACAAATTTAACTGAAGTATCACTAGATACTTTAGGTGGAACTATTGGAACTGCACAAATTGCAGATGACGCTGTGACTTATGCAAAAATGCAAGACACTTCAACTGCGAACAGAGTTTTAGGAGCAGTAAGTGCTGGAACTATTGGTGAGGTACAAGTTCAAACTGATATGATTGCTGATGATGCTGTTAGCGCAGCTAAATTAGCTGACACCTCTGTATCTGCAGGATCTTACACAACTGCAAATATAACTGTTGATGCACAAGGACGTTTAACAGCTGCATCAAGTGGAGCAGGTGGTGACGGAAATTTTATTCCAAAATTTTATGAATTAGGACCTAACTCAGGAAATATTACTACAAATCCAAACTCAAGTAACTGGATGGCATTCTTAATTGGAGGAGGAGGTGGCGCAGGATCTAATATGGCACCTGAACCACGATTTGGAGGTGCAGGTGGTATGGGAGGCATAGGTTTCTTTACAGCTGCAGCTTCTGGAGGTTCAACAATTGCTTATTCAATAGGAGCAGGAGGAAACTCTGGAACTCCTGGAGGTAACGGACAAGCAGGAAACGCTGGAGGTGCTACTACACTTGGTGGTGGCCCATTAGGAACTGCAAATGGCGGTGGCGGTGGAACTGAAGGAGGCCCACCTTTCAGTTCAAATAGATCACAAAGAGGAGCTCAAGGGACTGCGCCAGGCGCACCTATATCTTTTACAGGGAATTTTTTATTTTCTGGAGGTGGTGGTGTAGGCGGAGGTCAAAACCTTGAAGGAAATGGAACTACTGGAACTGTTACTGCAGGTCAAGCTGGTGCAATATTCTTTTATGATGATGGAGGTAGTTAATGGCTTACGTAATATCTAATGGTAATAATTTGATTGGTATAGCAGCAAACGATACTGATAAAAATGAATGTAATTTGACTTCTCCACCACATACTTTTCATTCAATTAGCGATGGAGATTTTGCAAAATTAAAAAGTAACACTGCAGTTGTGACTATAAATGGAAGCACTGTAACAATCACAGATCATTCTGATTATAATATTGAAGATGAAAACCAGTTATGGACTTATTTAAATCGAAATGTCAAATTAAAGTGTGAAGAGTTTTTAAAAGGTAATAATTCTAGTAAGGCTATACATTCAGACATACAAAATTATTTAAACTATATTGATAACACATTGCAAATGGCTAGCTTAACTTATCCTTTAAATTCTTCTTGGGAAAAATATTGTGAAGATAATTCAATAAGTTACGTTAATCCTTTACAAATATTATAAATTTAGTAAACATGGGTAATGTTTGAGAACATTATTAGCTTTCGTGCAAATGAAGCGTATATAGAACATAATCAAGATATTCTACCTATACCAGCAAAACTAAACATTCCTGAGTGGTATAAACAACTTCAACACACAATAAATAAAAAAACAATTAAAGGGTGCATGCCTTTTCTTGATTCTATTACAGCAGGTTATATTTTAAAATTACCTATAGATTACCAAGTAAAACACAATGTTATGCATGAAGGAGTTAGACAAACTGGAGCTGACTCTCCCCAAAGGTTTTTTACTGAATTAATGCAAAAAATTAATTTAAATTTTAGTGGTAACAAAGAATTTCACAATTCTTTACAACTTGAAGGCAGTCCTTTACTTAAAAAAAATAGTAACATGGCTGTTCATAAAATATTAAATCCATGGATTATAAAAACTCCTCCTGGTTATTCTACTCTTTTTATACCTCCTCTCAATAATACTGACGATAGATTTGAAATAATAACGGGTATCGTGGATACAGATACATTTGAAAATGAAATAAATTTTCCAATTATATTTAATGGTGATAAATATGAGTCACTTGATACAGTTTTACCAAGAGGAACTCCTTATGTTCAATGCATACCATTTAAAAGAGATAGTTGGAAATTTGAAATAAAAAAACAAGATGAAAAGAAATATGAAAAATCTAAATTTTTTGAACATAAATTTATGTTAAATAATTATAAAAAAATATTTTGGCAAAAAAAATCATGGAAATAAAAGATTTACACAGTTACATCATTACTTTTGATAATGCGGTACCAAAAGATATTTTAAAAAACTTTCAAAAAATATGTGCTGAGTCAAAAAAATTTGACGATGCAAGAATTATTGGAAATACTGCATTTAAAAAAAGAGATGTAAAAGATAATGAATTTGATTTAGAGAAAAAAATAAGACTTACAAAAAAATGGGAACAAAAAAATATAGGTGTAGAAAGTTTGACAGATGTACATTGGGCAAATTTTTTACATTTTACTTTTACTCATTTTGTTAATGAATACTGTAAAGTATTTGATTTCAATGTACAAGCAAATGTAGTGGATATTCAAATTTTAAAATATGAAAAGGGTGGTCATTATATTTTTCATGTGGATTCTCATTCGATAGTACCAAGAATTTTTAGCTGCATTTTTTTAGTTAATGAAGATTACGAAGGTGGAGATTTACTTTTTAAATATCCTAACTCGGAAATAATAACAAAAATAGAAAAAAAAGAAAATAGAATGGTTGTTTGGCCAAGTAATTTTTTATATCCACATTCTGTAGCAAAGGTAGAAAAAGGAACGAGATATTCGTAGTAGCATGGGCATCATAGGAAAAGATTTTGATTATAAACTTATAAAAAATT